GTATTAGCAGGTATAGAACGCAGGTCACCTTTGCTGTCTGATACCGTTCCAGTTACCGTAACGCCTGTAGAGGTAGTTTCAAACTTCTTACTGTTGTCGTAATAGAGTTCTACGGTTCCATCAGCTATAGCATTTATCATTGACTCCGCAGAGCCTTGTCTCACATGAAGGAAAGAAGTATCAATATATATACCTCCTGTACCAGCATCTTTTATGTATGAATTAGATCCATCATGGTAGATCCGAAGATCATTTCCATTTCCCCAGTACATACTGTTATTATCTAAAACATAAGCATCATCATTAAATTTCACGCCATTTGGATCTGTCTCTAACTTCTTACTGTGGTCGTAATAGAGTTCTACGGCTCCGTCAGGTATAAACTTAGCTAAAAATTCACTATTACTTGCATTAACAATATCAACTTGACTTGATGAAATTTTTAAATTACCAGTACCACTATCTTTTATAAAACTGTTGCTTCCATCATGGTAGAAAGAACAATCTCCACCAGATCCCACGGTAATCTTTTTACCATCTGGAACTTCTATAACATCTGTTAAACCAACATCTGTAAATTGTATTCTTCCAGATACATTGACTCCGTTTGAATATGTCTCTAACTTCTTACTGTTGTCGTAATAGAGTTCTACGGCTCCGTTAGCGTACATTCTTGCTAATTGTTCGGTAGCAGCATTATTTCCGAAATAGTAACTATCTGATTGTAAATGTAATAATCCAGTGTCGTTTTTTATGACACTGTTCGTTCCATCATGGTAGATCTGGAGATCATCTCCATTTCCAAAAGTAGCTTTAGCTGCATCATAAAATCTTAAAAGACTTGCAGAGCTATCCCAGAAAGCATCTCTATTTGCTGTGGTATCGCTATCAAACCAAACATCTTGGAGATGCTGTACTCCAGAAGAATAGGTTTGGAACTTCTTACTACCGTCGTAATAGAGTTCTACGGCTCCATTATCATAAAATGCTGCCATTGATTCATTGATATCGGCATCTGTAAATCGGATACCATTATCACTTTGAAGCCATAGACTACCAGTAGTATTTTTTAATCTAGAGTTACTTCCATCGTGGTAGATCTCTAAATCATTCCCTGTCCCGAACCTAATCTTCTTATTATCTGCTAGATCTAAGTTGGTAGCTATCTTATCTCCAGTAACAGCTAGGTTTTGTAGTTTAGCTGTGCTTACTGTGTTATCACTTGGAGTACCAATACTTACTGATGATCCTTGCGTGGTGATAAAGTAATCAGCACCACTAGGAGGGGCGGCAGAAAAAATGATATCGTTGCCAGAAATTGCAAATCCCTCAGAAGGTTGTGATGATCCAGCATTAGGCTTTTGAATGACTCCATTAACGCTAACCATTAATTGTTGAGCAGATGTAGGAGGACTACTTAAGACAAATCTGTATGCAGTACCGTTGAAAGTAGCACTACCACCACCTGTATTACTTGAACTAGATATAGTATTAATCGTAAAATCACCGACTGTTGCTACATCATCCCAAGATGAACCAGTGGCGTTATACACCTTCATCTTATCATTAGCAGTATCAAACCAAAGATCTCCATCATCTAACGATGAAGAAGGTGCAGAGGCAGCTACTCTATATCTACCATTAAAATCTGATACTAAGGTTTGAGCAGCATTAACACCTGCTTCATCTACTATAAGTCTATGGTAATCATAGGTGTTTAAGGTGCTAGTAGTTTGTACTAACATTCCCTTACCAGCAGCTATTGTAGTGCTGTGAAGAGAAGAATCAATACCATTAATAGTTACTGTTGCACCACCTAATGTTCTACCTGTTGTACTTACACCAGATCCATTAACTACAATACCACCTGCATCTGCAATAGATACAATGGTACCTGCATCATTATTAGGATCTGGGTTCGCATTAGGAAATGAAACCTCATTAGCTATTGGTATAAAACCACCAATATCCTGAATTAAAGCTACTATCTGATCGTTAACTGCTTTTGCAGTTGGTAGTTGATTATCATTAGAACTTCCACTAACCGATGTAGCAATGCTCTTACCATCTAATAAGTTAAGTTCAGCAGTAGTAGAGGTGAGAGCTGTACTACCTGCAAGAATAGATGCAGTACCTGACTGCATACCAGCAAGCGTTGTGAGTTCAGCATCAGCTATTTCGTCAGTTGTTACTGAGTTTGTTGCTAGGTGTGAGGCATCTAACGGTGAACCTGCAATAAGAGATTTAATCTCAGATATTGTTTGATCAGCCGTTGCACTAGCTTCTATAGCGTTTAATTTACTATGATCAGCGTCAGTAAATACATTTGAATCACTAGCTGCTTCTACTGCTGCTCTGATTTCTGCGTTCGTTTGGTCAGCAGTAGCTGAAGCTTCTATAGCGTTTAGCTTTGAATGATCAGCATCAGTAAAAACATTAGAATCTGTAGCAGCTTCTACAGCAGTTCTAATCTCAGCATTTGTTTGATCAGCAGTAGCTGAAGCTTCTATAGCGTTTAACTTTGTGTGATCAGCATCTGTAAAGACATTAGAGTCTGATGCAGCTTCTACAGCAGTTCTAATCTCAGCATTCGTTTGATCAGCTGTAGCTGCTGTTTCAATACCATCAAGTTTTGTACCATCTGCAGCTACATCTCTACCGTCAACAGTACCAGAAACAGCTATATTTCCAGTTACTGTGGTAGTACCTGATGCAAGCGTACCACTGGTAGCTACATTTTGTGAGCCAAAGTCAGGAGCAATCTTCGTACCAGCTATAGCAGCTGATGCGTTGACATCACTATTAACTAATGAACCACTTGTTAAGGCTACAGTTATTTGACCACTACCAGGACTGTTATCCGTAACAGTGATCTTATTACCAGCTGCAACATCTGTTGTTAAAGCTGTATCTATTTTACTATCTATTCTTCCGTCTATCGCTCCAGTCGTAGCGACTCTGGTGTTATTACTAGCCCATGTCTCAGAGCTATCAATCGTCTCATCACCACTTGTCCAAGCAGCATCAATTTTGTTGTTAGACTCTTGAGTAACATACAAAGTCTGATTGAAGTTGTCATTCAAGTCAGACGACTTAATTGATGAACCCGCAAAGAATGAGGCTTCAAGCTTTGAGTCGTCTGTCTCTCTATAGATTCTAATCGAAGATGAGTTGGCTGGTGCAGTATTAAATTGTACGGTTGTTGCATTAGCTAATGTAAATGCAGTTGTTGCCGTGCCATTGATACTCGTTTTGATATCAGTGGTCTTTAAATATGGGAATGTGAATGAGTAATTGGTGGTGGAGCCATTACCTGTATAAGTTGATTCGGTTACAGCCATTGATTAGTTGCATTATTTCTTCGGTGGGTTTACTTAACTCCGTATTTTAAGAATTCTTGTTTATTCTTATAGTTCTTTCTTGATTGAGCAGCAGCTCCATCTATATCATTAGCATCCATTAGGTTTTTAACCTTTTGTTTACCAAGACCTAAGATATCTATATGTTTATAACGATCATCATTAGCTATTTGCCTTTCAGCTTTTTCTTTAGCTTGGTTAATCATCTTCTTAAGTTTTTCATAGACATCTAATTTATTTCTAAACTCTGCTACTTCAGCTTCGTCTGCACCTGAGTTGATGTATTGACGTAGTTTATCCAGATCTCTATTAAAGACTTTATTGTGCATAAACTCCTTACTGTTGAGACGTTTCCATAGTTGTTGCTGACCCATAAACTTACCAATCAGTTCACGCTCCTCTGGTGTATAAACAATACCTTTGGAACTAGTCTTGATTTCAGCGATATCATCAAAACCACTATTCAATAACCATAGTCTCCATGGTTCATTACCACCATGTACTTTGACTGGGTTAACAGCATTTAAAGCTCTAAGGATAGGATTGTCTATTTCATCAATCTCTTCACCAGTCCAGTGGTCAATCTTGGAATAACTCATGTCTTTAAAGACGGTATTATTCCTGACATAACCTAAGAAATCATTGTAAATTTCCTTCTGAGCATTGGTGATTCCTTTAGCAATAACACCATGTAAACCAGATTGGAAGGATGCTGCTCTTACATTTTGAGCTGCTAGACGTTTAAACGCACCTTCATCACCTCTTACCATTGCAGCAATAGGTTCTATACCTTGTAGTGGAGATTGATTTAGATATGTAGCTGCTATTGTCCACATGACTTTACTGTGTAATTCCTCAGTCATGTTTGAACCCAAGGCTGTTTGATAGAAAGCCATGTCTCCCATTAAGTTGAGGAATTGCTCAACCATTGGTATGCCTTTGTAGCTAACCCATGAGTTTCCTATCTTGACAGTGTTAGGTTTCCATCCTTTCTTCTTAAGTTTGACTAATTCATTATGGTTAACAGGTCCATTACCTCTAACACCACCAGACATTGCATACATATAAGCAAGTGCGGTAGTACCAGCACCCATCATTAGACGACCTTCATACTCATCTTTTAGATTTCTGAAGATTGCCATAGCCTCTGGTGTTTCATCAAAGTTCTTTACACCATGATCTAATAGAGTTTTCTTAATCAACTCCATATCATTCGTTCTAGCAGCCATAAGTACGTCTCCATACTTACCAATGCCAGGTATCAGAGATACAGGTGTATAAGACATAGCCAGTTTGAGTTGGTTCATGCTTGTTCGTGGGAACATCATGAGACTCTTTAAGACAGGCATCTTGTTTAACCAAGGATTAATAGCTTTACTAAATCCATCATCTAGGTTTAAAGCTATTTCACCTGATGCTCTCTTAGCTGCACCTTCCTTTAGCAAGCCTTGTTTATCAAACATCTTGCTGTAGTTAAGTTCTTCAGCATTCTTAAGCTTCTGTGTAAATACCTCTGGATCTAGACTCTTACCATACTTAGTAAATACCTCATCATAAGCAGCTAACCTTGATTGGAACGTACCCATAAAGGTATCAGTGTAGGCATCAATACTAGACATACCTGTCACACCTGTTCTTAACCAAGGTTGACGAGCTATCTTGCGTTGCCAGTTAGCCCATCCATACATGAAGTTATTGATGTGATCACCGTCTTTTAACCAGTTCTCAGCGTAATCATCTAAGACTTCCCAAGTATTACTATCTTCTAAAACAAAGTCTTTACGAGCTGCTTGCATCATGAAGTCAGGATCTTGATGAACCTTCTTCATTCTCTTAACAGCATCATCTAAAGCTCTTCCAGCTGTCTCAAACATGTCACCATACATATATGAAACTCTCTCTAGAGGTTCTAAATCCCTCTTAAGAACTGAAGTAACACTTGCACGGCTAAATGCAGATATAGGTTTAAGGATAAGCATTGAACCATTACCTACAGCTGCTCTAAGACTTGATAAACCTGATAACACATTGTTATAGGTAACAGCCCAAGCACCCTTGGAGAATTGATTCATCTGCATACCACTAATACCTAGTTCAGGTACAGCTTTGTTGTAGATAAGACCACCTGGGTTTAGATGATATTTAGCAAACTTCTGTAGTTTGATTAAGGTATCTACGTTTCCATTGCTAGTGTCGTATGCCTTCATTAAGGTACGAGCTAGTTTTGGATCTTTAGCAGCAGCTGCATCAAGCTCTTTTCTAAAGGCTTTGTAGTTGTTTCTAACAATCTTTTGTTTCTCACCAAACTCTTGAAGAGTTTTGATTGCTATTTCACCTGTATCTTCTACTTCATCTATCCAATGCTTCCACCATTTCTTGTTGTTTAACTGCCAACCAGCTACAAACTTAGATATACCATATTCAACTTCTAGTACTTCAAGCTTATCTTGTAAGTTCTTAAAGACTTGTTGATCATCTAATAGGTTTTTGAACTGTACTGGAGCACCAGCTTTAGCTGAGATCTCTGCACCTAATGTGTGCATTACTCTGGCTGAGGACTCAGTTATTTCTCTACCTACATATAAGTTAATTAAGTCAAATATTGCCACAGCTGATGCTTCAGCAGTTGCTTCATCTAAGTAAGTTTTTTTGATCTTTTCACCAAACTCATTAAATAGATTCTTGCTATCACGTACGTTTTTATCACTTAGAATTTCTCTTAAAGCATCACCAGTACCTGCCTTCATAATCCTGTTGTAGACCTCAAAGACACGTTCACCAGCTACCTTATTATTAGTTCTAAATGCACCTTGTACGGCTTTGTAGTTATCAGCCTCTAATGCGCTCTCAGTAACCTCAGAAAGAACCTTACGTGTGTCAGGTCCAATGATCATTGCCTCTTCCATAGCCGTGGTGTATGGCTTTGTAGGCACACTTAATGGATCTATAGCACCAGCTATCTGAGCATCAACATCTACTACGTTTTGAACAGCTGCACCTGGAGGTGTATAGCTGACGTTAGTTAAGTTCTTATCACTAGCTAATGATGGTGTTATATCAGGATCGAAATTAGTAGTGTTTTGAGATAGTTTCCTAAGTGCTCTCTGATCTCTAACAGCATCCTTCTGTCTTTGTCTATTCTTAATGAATGACTCACCTGGATTCTGAGTTGCCTTAGATGCACCAGTGGTAACAGCTTGGTTGATTAGTAATGCTCTTTCTTCTTCTAATGCTTTAACCTGATTTGGCTTCAAAGTTCCACTATTAATAGCCATGTCAAGATCGACAACTCTATTCTTAGTGTCTCTTTCAACATTCTGAATTAAGACGTTACTCTTCCACGCTTTTGATTTCTTACTGGTTGGTAGTATTCCACGTAGTAGTGGTTTACCATAATTAAGACCATAACCAATTAAATCACCAAGACCACTAAGTACAGTTTCATCTATACCAGCTAATAGTCTATTAAATCTTGGATCAGTAGCATCAGCATCAGCTAACGCACCAACATCAGGGAAGAATCCATCAGGTCCAAAATACTCTGGGTATGCTTTCGCTAATCGTGCAAAGTTATCAGGGTGTGTAAGTAACCTATTATTAGGATCTTCACCAAAGTCACTGATACCTGCAATAGCACCGTTTATTAGACCAACACCACCAACATTAGCTACAGCTTTAGTTAAACCTGTTAGTTTTGTACCTGCTAAATACTTTCCATAAGCACCTGTAGTTGCAACAGTTGGAACTATGACACTAGCTATCTCTCTAAACTTAGCTGCACCTGGATTGTTAAACCTTGTATGATGATCCCAAGTTTCGTCTATACCGCCTAACCCTGGTATTGCACCTATGATATCAAAAGGCACGTCTAGCGTACCCATACCAGTCATATAAGCCCAGTTAGCAGGGTTAGCGTTGAGAGGTCTATTTCTATGCCACTCAACAAAGTCAGATCCTGTCTCTTTGACTTTATCTACAATATTCTTCTGTGGCTCTTGATTAGGTTTTCCTCTCTCAGCAGCCTCATTAAGCTTTTCATAAACAGCTACTCCTTCTGCTTGTGCCTCAGCCTCTGCTTCCTCTGGTGTTTTGTAGGTTGGATCTTCCTCTCTAGCTTTCTCAACTTGAGTAGCCCTGTATTCGTTAAGAAGCTT